GGGTTCGAACCCCAACGGAATCACTATGGGCGAAAAGCCACGTAAACAAGCCGTTTAAAGGCTTTTCGCAACTTCCAAACCTTACGGCCATCGGATGCCGACTAATAAAAAAAAACGCCGTTATTTCTCAAATTTGAGCAGCAAGGCGAATATTTTTTATTTGTTCCCAAAATTTTAAAGGCATACAACAATGGCAACGATAAAGCTAGCATTACTGCGCCACACGCGCGCAAAGGATGGCACGTACAAGATACGCATCGCCATCGGCCACAAGTCCACCACACACTACATCGTTACGAAGTACAAGGTAAACAGCCCTACCGAGTTCACGGGCGGCATCGTCGTGCGCATTCCTGGCGCGCACCAGATGAACATCAAGCTGCGCGCATTGCTCGACGACTACGAGCGGCGGCTTGAAAGAGTGCCAGACCCTGACATATACACATGTAAGCAATTGCGTGACCTGCTTGCATCCATGCGGCCGCATTCCACCGCGGCCACGTTCGCCCAGGTGTCGGGGCAATACCGCGCGGAACTGACCGAAGACGGCCGCGAGGCATACGCGGCGATGCTGGCCAACTCATTGCGCTTGTTCAGCGAATATTCGGGCGGTGACGTTTTTTTGTCGGAAATCGGCACGGACACGATAACCAACTTCGAGCGGTGGCTGCTGCGCCGCGGCCTGTCCAGGGCTTACACGAGCATGAACATATCGATGGTGCGCACCATCGTTAACCGCGCCATCCGCGCGCAGCTAGTCACGTACTCCGTGCATCCATTCGCCTATTGGAAGAGGCCGACCGACGACGAGCGCGAGTTGGACATATCACCCGAAGACGTGGCGGCCATCCGCGATGCTGAACCGCGACTGAAAAAATGCCGCGTGGCGCGCGACCTCTTCATGCTGTCGTATTACCTGGGCGGCATCAACCTAATTGACCTGCTGGCCGTGGACTTCCGCAATACGTCCGTACTCGAATACGTGCGGCACAAGTCACGCAATACCAAGCGGACAGACAAGCGCATATCATTCACCATACAGCCAGAGGCGCGCGCCATCATCGACAGGTGGATGGACAAGAAGACAGGCAGGCTGGACTTCGGCTATAAGTTCAGTTACCGCAATTTCCTGCAATACATAACGCGCGGCATCAAGGCATTGGCTAAGGAACTGAACCTGCCCGATGCACGGCGCGTGTGCTACTATTCGGCGCGCAAGTCATTCGTACAGCATGGGTTCGACCTCGGCGTATCACTTGAAGTGTTGGAGTACTGCATCGGCCAGAGCGTCAAGGGAAACCGCCCCATTTTCAACTACTTGAAGATTATGCGTAAGCATGCGGACAAGGCTATGCGGCTTATCCTCGACAACCTCGCACAGGTTGGCACGGACTAATAAACGCAGTAAGGGGCGGTAAGCAATTCACTTACCACCCCTTACAAACTATCGTATTACCCTTGACACGACCACATACACACAGCATGCGCACGCCAAGATAAAGAAAAACAACGCCGCATATCGCCAGCCGCCGCGCGTCCTCGTCACCTCGCGCGTGTCTATCTTCGTGCGCCACCTGTCGCGCCACTCCACCTTCCGTATCGTGTCGGCACGCATCCGCCACCTGTCGCGCCACACTTCGCGGACAACAAAAATGGTGTCTTGCCCCGTCAGTTCGTTGCGCTTTGTCGAAATGGTCGTTTTTTCGCGCTCTGTGATGCTATCTTTTACGTACCTTAGTACTACACTATCGCGATAGAGATAAACGCTGTCACGCAAAATATGAGCCTCTACGAGCCTTTTTGTGCCACACCCTGCAAGTGCGGCGAAGATTATCGTGCTTATTATCGCCAAAACAAACTTTTTCATAAAAACTATAATGCTTACATTTGTGCTTACAATCGTACTTAAAACATTGATTTTTGTACTTAAAACGCTATTTTTCGTGCTTAAAACGCTATTTTTCGTACTTAAAACGCCGATTTTAGAACCTGACCTCCTTACGGCCGTACGTCAGTGAGCCGTACTTGATGCCGTCCAGCCTGTTGAGCCATCCGCGCAAGAACTTGTAGTTGGCTGGCCGTGTGCGGCAGATGCCTTGTAAGAACTCGCGGCGGCGTGTCTTCAACGCGTTGAAAAACGCTATCGGGTCTTGCTCGTTAAGCGCGGCGATGGTCTTGTCACCCACCACGCCGTCGGGCGTAACGCCCAGCATCTGCTGCGGTATCGTGATGCCCCACTTGCCGCTGCCCCACACCCAGTCGACTAGGATATTGGCGATGCTCTGCGACTTTATGCGGTCGGCCTGCCACCTGTTCCAATAGCACTTGCGCAGTACATCCGTGGCATCCTTGGCCGTTATCCGTTTGAGGTCGGCCACGTCGATAACGCCGTCGCCGTTCTTGTCGTAACCTTGTCTGCGCCACACGGCCAGTGTTACCCCCTTGTTGGTCGCCCCTCCGCGGTCGTCGGGGTCGTTGACGAAACCGCCCTCCCATGCGAGGATGTAGGGCGCGAGGACTTCTAACTTAGCCATTGTCTTGCCCTCCCCTTGGTTTAGTCGCATCTATCTCGCCATGATTGCGCGTACCGCTGTTAACATACTCTTTCCAATACGGCAACTTTTGGCAGAATTTCAGCGTTAAGACGTAATAACCATAATCGAGCAGCTTGTGCAGCGGTGTGTCCTTTTTTACGACAAGCAGCAAGTTACGTAGAATATTCACGCCATACATGTATATGGCCGCATAACACACAACTGATACGCATTGTATCGCACCATCGCGGTTGTGCATGAAGTGGCCGCACATGAATATGAACGTTATCAGCCCAAAGAAGATAAAGCAGTGCCAAAAAAAGGTAAAGGCCTTCTTCCACTGCCACCCCTCATGCCCTACGGATGCCGCCAGTAGGCCGAACAGGAAGTTGACGACAAACAGCATCGCCGCCGCCATCATGAAGTCGGTGATGGGCGACAAAAAGCCCAGCACGGCGGAGAAGAGCGATGCAAAAAAAAATCTAAAATCCATCATATAAAATTATTTAAAATATTATACATTCCTTACGCGGTCTTAGCCGCCTTGTCCGCAGATGTACGCTTGTACATCATAATGTCTATGTACTCTGAACTATGGTTCACCCTCGCAGGCAATTCGATGCGCCTCGCCCCGTCAAAGAGGTTACGCCCTAGGCCACTCTTCCCCAGCCATTTGCATAACTCCAACAACTGCGATTTGTTGGACGTGAAATAAACGAAGTCGCGCGACATAAGCAATTGCAATACATCGAGATACTTCGACAAAGACCAGTATTCCGTGTATGCGCCTACGTCGGTGGACAGATAGGGTGGGTCCAAGACAAACAGCACGTTAGGCATGTCCTTGTAACGCTCGAACAGCACCTTATAATCTTCGCTTACGATTGTCAGCCCATCGAGATAGCCGTCCGCGTTGTACTCATTACCAACCATGCGGTTGTATAATGTCGCCTTTAAGAACTCTCCTAAATTGGTGGCGTATTTCATTGAGAACATCAACGATTGCGAAATCGTATAAAAATCCACAAAGCCGACTTCTTTTTCCTCCTCCCTTACCAGTTCGCGGATGCGGTCGCGCATGTCGTTCGATATTCGGTGTAGTTTGTCGACACAGCATGCCAACGGCCGTATCTTATCAAGTAGCGCGTTGGTATGAGGTATGTGTTCCAGTCGCTTTCTGAAATTATCGAAATCGTTGTAAACGATTGTCGCGTTTGGCTTTACAGCCTTTGCGGTATGTGACAATATGCCCGAACCGCCGAACAGGTCTACGATGGTCACATCGTCGGGGTACTCCGCCAACACCTTACGGAACTCTTTTACAAACCGCCTTTTTTGTCCCATGAACGGCAGCGGCGCACTGCTGTATGTCTTCTTTTTCATTTTGCATATTATTGTATAAAAATACGGGGGGGGAGTTCCCACCGCCCCCGTACACACTTAAACTAAACTCCCCAAATAAAGAAATACGGCGTTAAGGCCATGCCTATTGCGATGCCGATGACGCCAGCTATCAGGTCGCCGCCGCTGAACTTGCGGTAGGTGAAAAAGTCGGCCACCTCCTTAGCGATAGCCACGCCAAGGGTGAAAAATACAGCCAACCCCATAGCCTCCGACACTTCGCGATGGAACACCACAAGGTCGAACTTGATAAACAACAGCATGATGAGGATGCACACCAGGAAGTGGTTAAGCTTGTCGCTGTTCTTCTCAACCCATTCTCTTACTTTCTTTAATACTTTCATAATTTTTAAATTTAAAATTGTTATTGATAATTGAAATAATGCCATCCAAAGGCACGTACGGCCGTGTAATAGAGTAGGGCCACGCTCACCAGCCGCCAATGCGCGTAAGGCCTGCCCTTACGCTTGTCCGCTATCGACAGCATATTGAGGTACAGCGCGCGGTCTGCGCACCGCCTGTCTTCCTTGCCGCCGCCCCTCTCGTAGTCCGCATCATGCTCATAGCATGCAGGGTGGAACAGCTTGGCATAAGGCGGCCGCAACCACCTTAGCAGCCCTTTCTCGCAACCGCAACCCCTCATGGCTCGCCCCCTTTCTCAATCTTGTCGCGCGTAAGGGGCTTGTAGCCGTCGACAAGCCGCATTATCTCGCGGTCTTTCTTCGCCCACCATTTCTTGTAAGTGTCCATGAGATGCCGCATTGCCGACACGTAGAACTCGGACAACTCGTCCAACGTCCTGAACTCCCAGTATACAGGCGTCCTCTCGTCTTTCCAAAACTTGAAAGTCAGGGGGAAACTCTTGGCTGGGTCACGCGCGGCGATGTCGAACGCCGCCTTGAAATTGAATTTGTTCTCGTAAGACAAATACACGATAAGCCCCTTATAGCGCATGCCCCATTCGCACTCCGCATCACATTCGTTGTCGTAATGCCCTGTTATGAGCCTTGTTATCTCGCCGTCTGTCGGCTTATGCTCGAAGTCGGCATACAGGCAGGTCTGTGTGCCACCCTCGCCGCTCTCACGCCCGAACCGCACGCGCCACACGCCGCGTATCGGGTCTATCTCCTCCATGCCTGCGGCATTGCCGCCCAGCAGTTCTTTACTAACTTCTATCATACGTCGAAAATCTTGTCTTTCAGTTTCATGAACTCGATGGGCAGTCGCTCCTCTTTGAGTTTGCCGTCAAACACCATGCGCAGTGTTGTCACCCATCCGAACGTGAAACTCGTAAGCGTGCCTATATTGCCGGTGTTCGTATTGTAGCCTGCCACAATCTCCGTATATCGCATGGCATGGCTACACATCGCCGCCCAATAGGTAGCTCCTGTGCCGTTAGCCAGCCCCACGCGTGCCGTATTGAGGTACTTACCCCACCACGTGCGGCGCAAGAAACTAGTATTCGCGCTTAGCTCTCGCATGAATACGTGCTTGTCCTCGCCGCCGTTCGGCATCATCGTCCGCCAATCGGTGTGCGGCGTATTGGAATTGTAGGCCTGTGTCAGTGCGCCGCTGTCCTCCAACGCCTCCGCCATGCAGCCTGGCCAATTCTCGTAACCCATCGCACCTGTGTTCTGTATCAATACCTCTTGGCCGTCACTCTTAACGACGTAATTGTTGTTACTTTTGAAAAGCACGTCGCGCATGCCTGCCTGTGCGGTCTGTCCGCATGTGGGCGTATAGCTGGCGTAACCGAACATCGAGGTGCCGTTGCGGCGGCCATACTTGGAAATGAACAATCCCACGAACAACGCCCAGTATTCGGTCGAGCGGATTACGCGCTTGCCCACGGCATAGGCATTGGCGTTCATTGCGTTTTGGTTGCCCGTGTCGGGCTTGCCGCTCATGACAGCCCTAAGTTTGCCGTTTACCTTTGTCGGGCGCGGCACGCTAACCAATCGGGGCGCATGCTCCACCCAGTCAGGCTCGATGTCCGCCAGCTCCGTGCTGTTGGTCAACACGACATCCGTCCATGCCGCCACGTTGCAGATGGTGAACGCCAGCTTAACGGCGTTCTTAGGAACGTCCACCACAACGTACATGCCTGCATCGAAATCGTCGTCGCTTGGGCTGACAGGCTCGCCGACCTTATGCCCATCGGCATCGACGAACACGCTAAGCCTTGTCGGTGCGGTGCAGAACCGCACCCTCTTCCATCCCGTCACGTCGATGGTACACACGGCATAATCGGCCAACGCCTTGCGCAACACGTTGTCGCCGCTCACAAACACTTCCTTGCCGTCTTCGTATGCGGCCGCGGACTTGATGGCATCCAACGTTATAGCCTTGTGCGGCGCAACGCTCGGCCGCTCCGCATTGCTGCTCCATGCAATGATGTTCCTCTTGCCGAAGTAGTCGTTTACGCCCTTGTACCAGAAGTGCGGATTGTACACGAATATCTCGCCCTGTGCGCCGTCCAGCACGGCAGGCGTGCCGTCATGGAAATAATTGCTGTCGTCGTCGCTCAATTGGCAGAACGTCATCTCATTGTCCGTTCTGTTGCCCAGTTGGTCGTACTTGGTCATCTTGGCCAACACGCGGTGCCGCGCATCGAGTATGGCCTGCACGTGTCCGCTTGGGCGGTAGGCGTTGTTGTACAGCAGCCCCGTCTTGTTGTCGTGGTTGCTCACGTTGGCATCGCTGCCCACCTCAACCCATTGGCCGCCGCGTTGTACCGCGTCCGTCAACTCGATGACGGTATATTCGGGCTGCCTTAGTTCCAACCCGTCATAATAGGCGGTCAGCGCGCTGAACTCTTCCTTGCTCATGTAGTTGGTGAGTTGGTACTTGCCCATCACTCCACCCTTGTTCGGCCTCGGCTCGCCGCTGGCGGTCATGCCGCCGATGCCTGCGCGCATCCATTGTAATAAGTCTTGCCCATCGCCTACCATGTCGGCGCGCAACCTTAGCCACTTCACGTTAGCCCCAGCCGTCAACGCCTCCTTGACGATGGCCACGGCATCAAGCCCTGCACAATTCTCTATGCGGATGGATTGCAGTGCGGCGATATTGGCGAACGTAAGCCCCTCGCGTTTGAGGTCATGCAGCGAACGTAGGGATAAGTTTGTGAAGTTGGCAGGTAGGACAAGTTTGCGTATCGGGCTGCCTTCGGCAAGGTTCATCGAGGTCAATGCCGTGCAGCCGCTTGCGTTCACCTCTTCGAGCAGATTGCAGCCGCTTAGGTCGATGCCCGACAAGCCCGTATAGTTGCGCATGTCCAGCACGCGCAGCATCGGCAACTTATTGCCCAATGCCAACTCCGTCAGCGCGTACTCCTTACCGTCACGCCCCAGCACGAGCGTTTCGAGCCTCGGCAGTGTCGGTAGGGTCAAGTCGGTAAAGCCGCCCCATTCGCTAAGGTCTACCTTGCTGGCATGCTCACAGCCGTAAAGGTGGAAGATAGTGCCGATATTGGCCGTTTCGCCGTACATGTAACTGAACTCCTCACCCTTGGCCACTTTCTTGTGCATCAATTCCGAACCCTCGCGAACGAACGACATGTACCAGTCGCGGCCGCTCCATGCACGGATGGTCGCGCCTGCTGCCGAATTGCCCTTAAATGCCAGGTCGGTACGCGTGTAGTTGCCAGTGCGGTAGCGTGCATCGAACAGCGATAGGCGGTTTTTGAGCCACCAGCGGCGGTGTGCCGCACGGCTGCCTTGCATGCTCTCTAAGAATGAATACGTCTTACCGCCTATGCCCTCGGTCTTGGCGCGCACGTACTTCATTTGTCCATCCAGGTTATAAATGCGCGTGCAGAACTTCTGCGCCTGGTCGACATCGAAGTACTTATATATCAGCTCGTCGGTGAGTTTCGAGCGAATGCGCCTGTAACTATTTTGCAGCTCGTCGCCGAATTGCGTACGCAGGTTATTCCACAGCACGCTGTCATGGCCTGCATAGGCGTACACCTTGCGGCCGCCTACGCTCAACTCGTCATCCAGCGTATTCTCGTCCATCCACCAAGGGTATTTGTTTCGGCCGTCATTACGTAGGCCGTTGATGGTGTCATTGTCGTAGAAGATGAAGTAACCGCGCACCTTGCCCATTACTGGGTGGTCACTGGCGTTCGGGTCGTAGAAAAAACACAACATCATGTTTTTTACACGCTGGTCGACACAGCCGAATATCTCGGTAAACATGAAATAGTCGCATAGCGATTTCATGTCGAAGTAATTAGCCGCCTCATTGGTGAATTTCTGCGGATTGTCCTTAGTCGACTTCACCCACTCGACGACTGCCTGCAAGTATTTAGGTTTCTTCTTGCCTGCCTTGTACTCTGCATTGAGTGCATCATCGTCGGGGAAACGCGCCTCGAAGACTTTCAACCACTTGGGCGTGCCGTCGGTGTCCTTGACGTCAAAGTCGGCATCAAGGAAACTGCCCATCGCGTAGTCGTTGTTGAGGAACTCCCAACACTCGGTGGGGTTCTTGCCGCCAAACAACGTGCGTAACCACTCGGCATCGTGGTAGCCTGGGATGTCCCTGAACCCGAACACCTCTTCGGTACTCTTATCATTGTTGAGATTGAACTTGCCTAGGAATATCGGCGCATCGTCTTTCGTCGCGCGGCAAAACAACAATATCGGATGCCCGTCAACTGTTGTCCGTATGTCCTTATCGTAGCCGCTGGCGTACTTCTGCGGCGGCGTAAGCGTGCCGATGGCTTTCAGCGTGTCATTCACAAGGCGTGCCATACCTGTATTGTGCGCACCGCTACTCTCTGCGTAGTCCGCCTTAGCACACAAGCAATCAACCGCCGCACTCTTCTTGCCGCCGCTGCCTTTGAAGATGCCAATCTTAGGCTTGCTCAACTTCGTGCCGCCGCGCCCTTGTGCATCGCAACCCTGCCACACTTCGGGCGTAACCTCGGTAACGCTGGCCTTGTCCGCCTTCTTTGAATAGGCGCGGTAATTCTTGACGGGGTAAGCCAGTGACGACGTGCCTTGTAGCCGCCAGTGGCCGCCTATCACATTGAAGTTGTTAGCAGGTTCGTTCGGGTCGACATACAACCAGCTATCTACTGGGTACTTGCTTTTCTTGTTGTTGTTGATGGCGGCCTGCAACAGCGTAGGCGTGCCGTTGTCCGCCTTGCCTGTAACGATGACGTAGGGGAGTTTAGACTTGTTCGGTGTGATATTGCCCTGCTCGTCCAACACGTCATTATCGTTATATTCCTTGGTCAATGCGTTTACGTCGCCAAGGTCTAGCATATACGCGGCAAGCATCTGCTCGTCCGTCAGGTAGTTCGTGTAGCCGCGCATGGAGAACACCTCCGTATGGCACTTGTCAGAGCCTACGACAATATCCATCGGCCGTGCCTGCCGTACGCTGTCGCCGTTCTCCTTCTGAACGCCGCCCACATTGCCGCCGTTGATGAAGATAAACATCATGTTGGAGTTTATCCGCTCATTGGCCGTGCTGTCGGCTCTTGCCGCTGGGTACGAAACAAAACCGATGTTGTATATCTCGCCCGTGGCGAATTTCCGCGCCACCTCCGCGCCGCCTGCGCTGACGAACCGCGCCTCCTGCGTGGTTATCTCAAAGCCGCGGCCTGCCCCGTCAAGGCATCGCACGATAACAGCATCGTCGTCCACCACGTCCGTAACGCGCAGGCGGATGCTGAATGCCATTGCATCGGTAGCCAACGGCTTGTAATCGACACTGGCGCGCGCCCTGCCCGTGAGGTGCAGCGCACCGCCCATCCAGCCGTCACCGCCCCATTTGAAACCGCTTAGCTTAGTGGTCACGCCCTTGTACTTCCACTCCTCGCGGTTGGTGTCCTCATTGCTCCTGCCTGCCGCACTAAGCTTCAACGCCATATTGTCGATAGGCTCGGTCAAGTCTATTGCAGAACCGCTTACGCGCAGCCCATACGTGTATGTGGTATTGCCGCACGTCACCTTACACAGCGTTTCCCCGTCGGTCATGGCCGTACTCTCGTACTCCACGCGCACGAAGTCGAGGTGCCGCGAGGAAACGACCTGCGTCCCTTCGGTAATGGTCACGGGCTTGCCGCCTGCGCCCCATACGGCGTACGGCAACTTATAGCGGCCGAACTTAGGCACTTCTATGTAGGGACGGCTGCCGCCGTCGGGGCTGCCAGTATAACCCGAACCATCGGCGTAGTCAAATCGTGCCGCCACAATGGGCTTGTCGTTACCGTTCTCACGTACCGCAATGTCGAAGTATATGACGTTGCTCTTTATCAGTCCGCTGGGCAGTTCCAGCTCCGCCACCAACGCCACGCCGTGGCTGCCATGCCCCATCCTTGACGTGTCTACGCTGAACGCACCGTTGGCACTGCTGGCGTTGATGGTTCTGTCCTCCGTGTCGATGCCGTCGACGAAACAGCGCAGTGTCTTCTGTCCGCTGCCCGTAAGCGCGAAAGGTATGCTCACGCGGTCGCCGCGCGTTATGTCCGTGGCGATGTCAAAGCTTGATGCAAGGGTAAGCTGTACGGCCGTGACCGTCCATGTGAGCGAGCTTACCTGCTTGTTCTCCTCCTCGCCTGCCGTCACCTTCATGCGGATGGTGTTAGACCCTACGCCTATGTACTTGGTAACGTCTATCGTGTGGATATTGCCTGCCTGCAACTGCATCTTGATGACGTTCACGCTAGCACCGCGTATGACGCTAATCTCCGCCAAGGCTGGCGTGCCTGTGCTGCTGTTGGTCGACGTGTCGATATGGTCGTACCTGAATTGCAGTTTCACTTCTGCGCCTACCTTCGTCGTAAGGCTGCCCGTAATGCGTTCCAGCACTATTTTTGTTGCCGCCACGCTACCGCCGCCACCTCCGCCGCTGAATTGTTCGGTTGTGGATAATTCTTCGTCGTTCTCGTCCAAAAGTGATATGGAGAACGCCTTATCGTTGCCGTTCTCGATGGTGTTTAGGCGCAGTTTCTTGCCTGGGTTGATGTTGGCCAACGCCGCGGCGATGGCCTTGCCCTGTACGGGGTTCGTTCCGCCTGGCGTTATCGTTTCGTCAACCTGAATTGTAGGCACATTCAGCTGCACACGGCCTGCCTTGTTCGGCTTTAATATTGCCGTGTCCGTGCCGCGGATATACTCTATCTCCTTGACGCCGCCAGTATCGCCGAATGTGCGCCAGCTAGCGGGATTAGTCCAGTCCGTATCATCCTTTGGAGATATGCCGATAAACTGCTTTGTCTGCCATTCCAAACCGATTTGCGCGGTGACTATAAGGCCGTTAACACGCTCTTTCTTCGGCACTTCGTCAGCTGCGCCCATAAAGTCGCTGTACGAAGTCAAATGCTTAGCCGTGGCGTTGTAGACGTTACCCCCAATGCCTTGCTTTTGTTCAAGTGCCGTAACGCGCTCACGTATGCCTCTAAGCATGTCGTTCAACTTGTTCTCGTCGGTAATTCCTTCAAGAAACCGAATTACCTCGTCCAAGCTGTCGATGGCCGATGTCTGCCCACCGCCCTTCATTTTCTCGACTTCTTTTTTAAGTTCATCGACAACGCCGTTGGTGGTCGTTATGATGCCCTTAATCGCGTTGTCGCCATTTGTTCGGTTAGTCACTTCGGCATTGATGGCCGTTTGCAAGGTATTCAGGTCTTGCAGTATCTTCGTCACGCGGCTGTCCTCGCCGCTCTTGTTCAATAGCTGTTCAATGAGGTCGGCAGCATCCTGGAATGCGCCGCCAACCCTATGCGCCGTATTCTCACCTGCCTGCGTTGCGCCAGCTATCGCGTTCGCCTTATTGCGTAAATCGTTGATTGTCGCCATGGCTAATCTCCTATTGCGTGTATTCTTACTCGGCTGCCGTACACTTTGCGCCCACCACGGCCGCACTTGTCGGCATCCCATGTATTTATGTATGCCAGGCACGAGGACAAGTAGCTCTCCGCCACATTCATTGCCTCGTCATACCTGCGTATTCTGTTCTTATTGTCTTCCCTGTCGGCGTAGCTGTCGCGGTGCTGCATCATTCCCGTGCGCGTGAGCATTCCGCCGTCCGCAATGCTCATCTTGGCGTAAACGAAGTAAGCTAGGGCTATCTCGATGCCTGCGCACTTCCGCAATACGCCGTTATGCTCGTACTCACCGCCTACGAGTAGCGTTTTTTCTTTTTCCCCCAACGTGTCGGGGTCAAGTAGTTTCTTAAACAGCCCCAACCCGATGGCTGGAATTATCTGCATGTCCTCACATTCGCGGATAAACGCGTTAACGTCCTGTTCCTCGATGTGCCTGGATGTAGGCCGCGCCAGTTCCCTGAACTTGTCGGCCGTGAGTATGTGATTATTCGCCATGTCCCTTGTCGTTAGTTTCAGAATTGATGTACTTCATCGGCCTTATCGAGAAGTTGCGCGATATGGCCTTGTCGTGCCAATTGGCGAATACGCTCGTAAAGGCGCGCTCAATGAACCGCTGCTCGGTGGTGACCTCGCCAGCATAGTATTCGTAGGCGTCACGCATGACGTCGCCGCTGAACCCTAGCTTGCCGATACGTATAGCGTGGAATATCTCCTGATGGAACTGCGAGTATATGCGTTCCGTGACACTCGCCTCGGTGGTGCTGAATTCCTTGTCGTAGTTGCGAATTGGAAACGGCACTACTTCGGGCTTGTCCTCGTCATTCTCCAACTCAACGTACAAAATCTTAGAGCCGCGTGTGTCGCCTTGGAAACTCTTCAAGTCCTCATCGTCAATCATCTGCCGCTCTTCCTCCACCTCCACTTCCTCGCCTTTCTCGTTGGTCGTTGTGACGATGTGCGGCACGCCCTTCTTGGCGATGAGCATGCACGATATTAGGAAGTTATTGCGCACATTGCGGTACTTCACATTGCCCAGTCCCTCATCGGTTGATATTTCAGTTATAACGCTGTCATAAATCGGCGTGGGGTATTGCCACTTCCCGTCCATCGACAGCCACAGCACCTGCCCCTTGTAGCCGTCTATCCCTCCTGCCGCCGCTATCTGTGCCTGCACCACGGTGGGGTCGGGGTTGAAGATGTTGAAACGCGTGATATTCTTCTCATTGACGAGCTGCGGCTGTCCGTTACGGGTCTTCCGCCCCTGCCAGTCGCAATGCACGAGGATGTGCGCCACATTGCCTACGCTGTCCGTCTCTTCGAGCCTGCACAACTCGAATGGCATGTGGTTGACCTCCGTTATCTGTCCCAGCACGTTGTAATTGATGTGAAGGGCGAGACCTGCGAATGTGGTTAAGTCCTTGGCCACGGCGCGTAATATGTCGTCCATAGTCGAGCCGTCGCGGCTGATAACCATAGCCGATAAATTCTCGTCGTTAAGGCCGAACCCCTCGACAAACTTCTCATAGCGCGACAAGCACAGCTGCGCCGTACCCGATGCCGCTATAATGGCCATGATGTTCTGCGGATATAGGTTATCATGTCCATACCCTTGCAGATTGTATCGCCTGATATAGCTGTTGTCAAATCGTCGCTGCGGTTTCTTAGCATTCTTTACATTCATAGTCTCGCCCTTCCCTTTGGTTACTTCTTATCCTTGTTTCCCTTGGCGTCCTCGTTCTCGTCGGGAGTTCCCTCTTGGGCTTGTGGTTCGTATGTTTCGAATAGCCCCACTTGGTCGGGGTATTTTTTCAAGTATTCAGCGGCCACCTCGTCCGTCAAGTTCTCGTTTGAGAACACCTTGCCACCTTGGAAGTTCGGGCAATTGATGATTGCCCCAGCCTTCAAGTTGTACTTCTTTACTTCTGCCATTTTTCCGTATTTTTTAATGTGGTGATAAATTTCTATAACTGCATCGTGATAGCACTGCTGGCACGATGTCTGCACGAACGTACGGCCGATAACAGCCTTGTATGTGCGTTCTATCGCGTCTTTGTCGGCTTGGTTGAAGGGGGCATCGAAACGCCCCCTCAACTCGTCAACCAACATTATAGCGGCATCAATTGTCATAGGCTCTTACTACTTGATAAGTGCGCCGAACGCGGTAGCCGTGGTGCTGCTGTCCGTATTGAAGTAGAACAAGGCCGACTTCGGTACGCTCGTCTCTTGCAGCGTTACGAGCCATCCGCCGTCCGTGTCCTCGCTGTACTTCTCGTTGTCGATGGCACTTGCGCGCAAGCCTTGGAAGTAGCCGTAAACCTGGTACTCCGCTTTGCCGCCTGCACCCTTATGCACATTCTTAGCAATCAATACAAACGAGCCGTTGGCCAGCCCATCAATGATGTTCTGCGCGACATCTGGTCCATTATCGAGTACCGCAATAGGTATCTCATTCGTAAACGTGTTGCGGTACGTCCCTGCCACCATGTTTGTTTTTGCGCCGCTGAACGGCTTTTGCCCCATTTGGGCAACCGCAAAACCCTTCTTGCCGCTTTTCAACACGAATGTTTTAAGAATATTCTTGTTGTCGGGGTCGAAGGAACATTGCGCGAAGTCAACGTCGCCGCGGTTACAGATGATAGCGTCCGCCTCCATGCCCTTAACGATTGGGTTTTCACAATCGATGGCTATTGCCTTGCTGATAAGGCTGTCACAAATTCCTGCCATAATAACCTCCTTTCTCGTTTAATAAGCCGCGTGGAACATGTCATCTTCGAGCAGGCTAGTGCCTATCTTGCCTTGTAAGTCAACGTACATGCGGCGTTCTTTCTTCTCGTACCAAACATCCAAATCGCTAATAAGGCTATCAGCAGGACAACCAGCCATAAGCTGTTTTTTATTGGCGAACACTGCGCGGTAAGGCTTGTTCGACTTAGTGCCTGTGTTTTCAAACGCGTTGATGCAGCGGTCGAAGATTGACACGCGTGCCACCTTTACGCCATTATACGACGCGACTTTGACACCATCAAAGACCTTCTCCCACGGCAAGATAAGGTTATGCACCTTCTTCAAGTCGTACGTCAACGCATCGGCCATTGAGCGTGTCATAAACAGCATGGCATCGGGGTCGTCGATAATTCGGCTGTCCGCATTCATAAGAATTGTGTCAACCAAATCGGTAGCCACGCCCTTTTTGAGCATTTCCTCCTTTTGGTTGGCCGCCGTGGTCTTGGTATTGGCTGCGATGGCCGTCAACTGCTTAGAACTAGTTGCGCATTGTGCAAAAATGCGTTTCCAAAGGCCGTCACACGCAGTGAACAGCGATGTGTCCGTGCCATTGGTGAACGTACCGCCATTGGCGATGGTCTTAGCATCCGTGTCACCGAACCAGATGATGCGCCAAAGCATCTTCTTCAACCCACGCTCAATACGCGGCAGTAGAATTTCATTGGTGAAATCTATGTCGGTGATGTCACCAATTGCCGTACCTTGATGCAGGCAATAATCGGCAACAGTGCCTTCTATCTCATCGTAGCACATCTTCATAGGTGCTTGCCAGTTTCCTAACGCCCATCGTTTCAAGCCGTTCTTCATGCCGATGTCGTCAAATACGGGGTCACACCCTGAACCTTTTTTACCTATTGCATCCATTTCACCAATAAATGCAACTGGGTCGCCGTTCTTAACCTTCTTGATTTCGAGATAATCGCTAAGGTTCTCGTCTTGGTCGATGCTGTACTCGATTAGCTCTCGTAGGCTCTCGACGTTGACGGGGTTCATGAGAATGTTTGCAAGTTGTTTTGCCATTTTATTTCTCCTTTCTTTTTTTAGTTAGTTCCTTTCCTCTTGTACTTGTCGCGGATGGCCGCCTTCTTGGCCTCCACCGCCGCAGCCCAGTCGTCCTTGTCGCCCTTTTCGGATGCGTTCTTTCCGCTCGGCTCACGCCTGGGCGGTACGTAACCGCTAGAAATCTTCGCTAATGCCTTCTCGCCGCCTGCGATTTTCACCGCATTGAGGATGCGCAAGTCGTCGGCCGTCTTCGCGTTGGCCAATGCCTGTGCCTTGGCCTGCTCCAACTCTTCTACCTTCGCTTTAAGCTCGGTAATCTCGCTCTCCAACGCAACGATGCGTTCGGCATCACCTTCTGCGCCTTTCGGCTCGCCCTTCGGGTCGGTGCCGCCACTCGCGCCGCTGTCATTCTTAATTTCGGTGATGACGGCCTCCTTAACGATGATAACCTTGCCGTCGGGCATGTTAAACTCGCCATCGGGGCTGGCCTTATCGCCCACCTGCGGTTCTCCCTCCTCACGCTCGATGGTGAGCGTTTGGCCGTCCGTGGTCGACAAGTCCATACCACACTCCAACTCGCTAAGGCTCTTAATGCCCAGCTTAGCCAGCACGCGGTCAACGATGGATGCCTTCACTTCCACCTTCTTGCTTTTGTCTTCTGCCATTTTCTTTTGCTTTTTGTTAATAAAATTATTGTCGATTTTCGATGCGCTTATTGGTGCGATAACGCTGCCGATAAGCCCCATTTCCATAGCCTTGTCCGTATCGATGTACTTGTCTTCGTTCATCAATGCCTGCATTTCCTCGCGGTCACAGCCGCACCGCTCGACATATAGGTCGAGCATCTTCTCTTGGCTCTCGCGCAGCTCCTGCGCAGCCCTTTCGAGGTCGTCGGCCGTTACGGCGTAGTCCAATGCCCAATTTGGTAACCAGGGGTTATGTACGCACAACGATGCGTTCTTATATGCCTTGCGCCGCTCCTTTGGTGCGGCCATAAGTAAGATAGTGGCCATTGATGCGGCCTTACCTTCCACAATGCACGTAATCTCCTTACCTGTCGCGCGCAATCGGTCATACATTCCCCAGCCTTCAATCACAGAACCGCCGTTACAATGAAGATATACGTCAATGGTATTGTCGTCTTCGGGGATATTATCGCAGAAATCTGCAATATCGTTATATGTTACGCCGCCAGTCATTCCCCACAATTCGAGGAACTCTTTCTCATCCTGGGTCTGTATGTCGCTACGTATTTTTAAAACTGCCATAAACAAAAAAAATGAATTATTACGCAAAGATACTTTACATTTGTAAGTAAACCGCTTACAAGCCTTTCAACACAACTCGCGGTTTATGCGACAAAAGGGGCGGCCAGTCTTCACAGACCAACCGCCCCACGGAGTTTAAACCAAAATAAAAACAAAAATGAACTTATATCTTCCGCGCCATGCGCTTAACTACGCGGTAAACAGTAGCTCGGTTGCATTCGTACCGCTCACTAAGGTAATAGGCTATATATTCCACCTTATGCCCTTCGCCTTTAAGCCTGCACCACTCGCCGTACATGTCGATGTATCGCACATCCTCGGCCTTTATGCCGTTGTCCGCCATCAGCCGCAGAATGCTCTGCGCGGCGTTAAGTATCTCGTATTGTGTCATGTCCGTTATTATTTAAGTGTAGCCATTCTCTCAATAGTCTGTACCCTGTTCTGCGCCGCCGTTATCTCCTCTACGCTAACCACTGGCTGCGGTGCCATCATCATTCCCCTAGCCACGGCACGCGCCAGGAACTCCTCACCTATCTGTGGGTTGGCGTTTCCTTGGCTGGCGATAGGTACGCCGCCGCCTATCTGGTTGAATGCGGATAGGGCAGGGGCGAACATGCGTGTTGCCGCGGCCGTGAGAACACTCTCACCATTGGACAGCCGCGCGCTGATGCTGTCAGACGTGCCACTTCCTGGACCAACCACTAGGCCGCCGCTTGCGAACTTGGCCGACTTGACGGTCTTAACGGCCGTGGCGATATTGGCGAGGATGCCTGCGATGCCTGATGCCATCGTGGCCAAGCCGACAATACCCTTGCCGCTCTCCGCGGCCGTCATCTTGGCGATGGCCACGCCTGTCTGTATGGCAATTTGCGCCAACGCCAGAACCTTAGACAAGGCGGCCATTCCCTTGCTGTCCTCGCTGAATGCCTCGGCCACCTGCTGCACGCCGTTAGTGATGGTTATCAATGCCTGCGCCTTGGCCTGCTCCATTTCGACCTCTTTGTCTGCTAGGTTCTTCTTGGCCATGACGAAGTCGCGTTCCATCTGTAATTTACGCAGGTTGAACTGCTCGATTGTCTCGCCTTCGCGCTGCTGTGCCGCCTCCAATAAGGCTTGCTTTTCCTCCATTTGCAGACGGGCGATGCCCACCTCGTCTAAGCCTTGGCTGTCGATTTCCGTTTCCAACACTTTTTGCTTATACCTCTCTTCAATGGCCTTCTTCTGCTCGTCTAGTAGGTGGTTGTGGTATTCCTTGTATGCGTCTTGCTCTTGCTTGTAATATTTCTCATTCACCGATGCCAGCAGCGCGGTCTTCTCCTCTTCGGATATTACCATCCGCTGTATCTCCGCCTGTTCCAGCTTATAGGCATCATTAATGGCCTTGATGCGGTAGTTGTATTCCTCTTGCGTTCCCTTCTCGACACTCGCAAGCATATTCTGTATGTAGGTTTGTTCGCGCTTTATTCGCTCCTCGTTTATTTTGTCGTCAAACTCCGTAAGCCTTTTTTGCTTGACCTCTTCCAGCAGAATTATCTGCGCGTTCATAGCCTCGCGCGCCTTGATGGTAAGCCCTTTCTCATGAGCCAGCCTGCGCCTTATGTCCTCAATCTGTCGGTCGTACTGCGTTATGATGGCCGTGCGCCGCTGCTCCGCCGTCTGCTCGATAATCTGCGTAAGCAGGTCTTCGGCCTTGCGTATCTCCTCCGCCTCCTTCTTGGCCTGCTCCGCGGCCGACACCTTACCATCCTTACCCTTGCCCTTACCTCCATTGTCGATTACCTTGCCTGTGTCTTCATTGTTATTGGTGGTTGTCGTGGTGGCATCCATCACAGTAACAGGTATCTTAATGTGGTCGACCTTCTTGTTCTTGATGACCTCGTTAACGGCATCCATCGTGTTGCCCATCGTTTCAACAGCAAAGCCTTTGATGTCGTTAAAGCCGTCTTTGAACGAAGTTACAAAGCTATTGGCCAACGCATCTTGCCCTGCCTTTATCTTATCAGCTGAAAACGTTATGATGCCTTCGATAATCTGCCCTATCGCCTTCAAGCTGCGCCCTACATTCTTCGCTCCGTCGATGATGAGGTTGAAGGCCAACTTGACCGCCGCCCATAGGTTTTTGAAATTGACTACAAGCGACTGCACCAACGCGCGGAACGCGGTACTCTCATTGTACAGGTCTATGAAGTAGTTTATCGTGTCGATGATGCCCCTAAGCAAGGCCGTAAGCCACCTTGTGGCCAGCAGCTTAACTTGCGCTATCATGCCGCCAAAGCCTTTATCGCTCATGTCGAACAAGGCGGACATGGTCTTGTTTAGTTCCGCGGTGGCGTCCTTCTGCGCCTTCATCTTCTTGCCCCATCCGCCTGTTGCATCTTGCAGCTTGTCAAGACCTATCTCCATCTTGTCGAGTTGCTCAATCATTTTCAAGCCTGCGTTCGCGCCTTGCTTGCCGAACACGTCTTTTAGAACCGCACCTGCCTCGTTGGAGTTCTGCGGTATCTCGCGCAGTTTCGCGCTAACGAGCTTGATGGCATCAAACGTGCTTATCGCGCCAGTTTCTAGGTCGCGCTGCAATTTCTTCGAGCTGATGCCGATGCCGTCGAGTGCGGCAGCCGTGCCGCTAGACATTTCGCGAATTTTCTTGCTTGCCGTCTGAATGAGGGCAAGGCCGCTGTCGCTGAATATGCCGCTGCGTGTCTGCTGGATGATGCCGACAAGCTCCTCACCGCTGATGCTCGCATCGTGGAAGGCTGGCGCATATTGCTTAATCTTGGCAATCATGTCGCCGTTAAGGTCTGCGCCTGCCTGAAATCCCTTGTTAAGGATGTCCAAGGCTTGCGCCACGTCATAGCCGTATTGCGACGTAAGCACGTCAACAGCCTCTAACGTTTCCTTATAGTCCTTTCCGTAGGTGTCGGCCGTGGCCTGTATCTCATCGCGCACGGCTTTAAGGCTCTCGCCCGTCAAGCCCAGGAACTCACGCGTTAGGCGCGTGCTTGCCAAAAGCCCCTTGTTGTAGTCGTAGAACCATTTGAATGCCACGCCAGCACCAGCAATGCCAGCCAAGGCTATGAATACGGGGTTTGACAGCAAGCCCAACAAGGTCGAACCGAACGCCTTTGCCTCGTCCGCCGCCCCGACGAACACGCCCTGCAAGCCCTTGCCGTTGTCCGCTAGTCCCATTATCGAAGTGCCGAACTTCGTATTGACGCCTAACGCGCTCTTGATGCTGTCCTCATAGCTGCCGACACTGCGCTGAAAGCGTTGTGTAGCCGCCTCCGCCGCCTTCAACTCGTTTGTAATGTCGTTTATGTGCTTTTTCAAATTCTCGCCCTTGGCGGCCGTGCGCTCTGTACGGCTTAACGCATCGTACTCCTTCGTTGCGTTGGCCAGTTCGGCGCGTAATGCACGGAGCGAGCCATTCTGCTCGCGTTCCGTCTTGATGTTGTTCTGCACCTCCCTAGACAATTCGCGGATAGTTGTCTGATAAGCCTTGCTCTGTTCGTTGACGGCCACCAGCGATGTCGCGTACTCGTCATGTGTTATCCTGCCGTCGCGCAAGTCGCGTTGTAGCCGCTGCTGCGCCTCCTTCAACTCCGCCACTTTCGCCTTGTAATTGGCGATGCCCCTTATTGCATCATCATAGTTAACGCGGATATTCAATATCATCTGCTCCTCGTTGTTCATATCGTCTAAAAGTTTAGTTTCAACATCGTAACGTCCGCCAGGCCGTTGTCGTCCGTGCGTATCTGTAATATCGCGAAGTATGCGCCATATTGCGCTAGGTATATCGGTCGCGTTTCGTCAAAGTGAGCAATATCCGTGTCGCGTATGCGCATTTTTTCGGTAATTATCTTCGCATTCTGCAAGGCATTCCGTATAAGGGCGTATTTTTCTGACAGAATGCGCTGCATGTCCATGTCGAAGTATAGGGTCGCATATCCGCCCTTATCCTCGCCCAGCCGCATTATCCTATCCTTACACGCCTTATATGTAGGCTCTTTGTATTCGGTTGTCGTGCTGTTGTCCTTGTACATCGGGACGTTGTCACCGTCTGTTGCGGCGAAAGGAAACTCAAAGAGTGTCACCTCATTGTCCAGGGTCTTATTGTTGACCCTCATATTGCCGTCATAATTGCCGTTAACACCCTCGTCCTTCTTCCACCTGTACCAATTGTTCTGCGCATAGCCGTCCAATCGGAATGCTATGTCCTTCGGCTTGTTCTCGTTGCCTTGCGCGATAACCCTGTTAGTCCAGTCGCGAGCATCCTTTCGCCCTTCCCAGATGGCCGTCAACGGCTTGAATATGGTGCGCCACTCTGTGCTTTCTCCCTTTATCGGAAATGTGCCAGTTATGGCCGATAAGAACTTGACGAAGTCCAGCACCTTTATCTTCGGCAGGTTGGTGGCGATGGGATAGAATGTGTTGTAAGGCACATTGTCGCCTTTCATTAGCGTTGCCGACACGCTGCCGCCGTTGAACTTCGCGTTCCTTAGCATCAGTGAGCTAGCCCTGTTCCACTCGAACGTTATGCGCTCACCTTCGTTGATGTGTATCTTGCCATAGCCCACGTAATCGAATGCCACCATATCGCGGTAACCGCTCGGCACGCTGAAAGAAAACCCCGAAGTATTGGCTGCGCCCATGATGTACGTACGCTCTTCACCGCCTGTAATCTTCAATTCCAGCCAATAGGCGTTTGCCGTGGTAAACCTGTCGTCCTTTCCTCCTGTCGTGCCTGTGCCGTCCTCGTTCCAAAAGCCGTCGCCATGTCCGCCTGTGCCGCTGGGTTTCATACCTTGCAGACTGAACTCCCATTTGCCTTTGATGTCGAATAGAACGTCCGCCGTGGTAGCGGCCACCAGCGTATCGCCGTCGACGTTAAACAGGCCATTGCCGCCAATGACGTTCAAAGGCACTCGGCCGTTATCCGTCGTCGGCCGCAGGTCGGCAAAATACTTATCGCTATATGTCAGCGCATTAGGCTTTTTCGTGATAAGCGGCATGACAAGGGTGTCGATGTATTCCTTTTCCTTTTTGGTAAACCGAAACTCCATGTTATAAAGTTGGTGTATCTGTTTCAGAACCCACGACGCGCACACAACGGGATGTATATATGTTCTCTTCGGCGTTCCATTGCCAGAGCGGCCGCCCCAACGCATTTCATTGACTTGCCTAGTGCCTGAACTGGGTAACGTCATGTAGTGGCTACTCCTCCACTCGTAGCTTACGTTATCTTCATGTACCATCGGGTCGTAATTGGCATAGCCGTAGCCGCGCTCCGTCAGGTCGGCACGCTTGTGTATCTCGTTCTCCTTTTCGAGCCTTATTTTGTCATCAAGTTCAAGCTCGTTAAGCATTGGCCCTCTGCGTGACAGGTATTCGAGCAGGCCGCTAAGCCCCCAGCGGATGGTTATCTCTATGGCGGTATCGGTGACACGTAGCACCGTCACACTGCCGTACTTGATAAGCTTAACGCCATTGCGGATATAACTAACATTATGCCCCTTATAAGCGAAGTCGCCAGTACTCTGCACAAGGTCGACATGCTCGAAGATACGCTGGTTGCGCGCTGTCTTCGGCAAACGTATCGAAAGGGTGCTGTTGTTGGCCAAGTCCGTAATACTTCGGAACAGGTTGCTCCGTATGTCCATCGTTATGCGCGTGTCCGCGTTGATGTCCACTAACTCGTCATCGATATATAGACGTTCGTCCCTCATTTTTATAATTTTTGGATGCTTGTTTCTGGCATGATAATACTACATGTGAAGTCCTGCAATGGGTTGCGCCCCCTGGTGTATGTCCCAGCGGCCACGGCTACGGACATCCACCGCGGCGCGCCGTCCTTCCAACCAAGGAACAGGTCGACACTTGGACTTGTCACCATGTCGAGCAGCATGTCCCACGTATCGGCATCCACCAATGGGGCGAATACTGGCACGCTGTCCTCCCTGTTCATCTGCTGCAATCGGCCGTTATTACCGCGGTAGCCGTAGGTGCTATCGTAAGCAAGTAGGTTGTTACGCATGTATAGGCTATCGGCCGTGGTCTTGTTCTGTTCGCTGCCGCTGTGGAACAGGTAATAACAATAGAATCCGTGTCGGTCTATCCATCGCAGGTAATGGCCGTTCTCGCAGCCGTCTAGAACTTCTACAATTACCTTACTAGGGTTGTCGATAGTTTCATATTTAAAAGTGATGTCAAAAGTGTTGTCGAAGACCACAACAGAGTTACCACCCTCGTTAAGGTAGGCCAATATTGACTTCTTGGCATTCATGCCTTGCGTTATCGGCACATTCCAAACGCCCTTATCGTTTATGTTGATGACCTTTGTCTCCTTGTCATCAATCGTGAGACATAACGCTTGTGCTTTTGGCATGTACACTCCGAATGTGAAGGGATAGCCGCGGAAGTACGTCAGTTTACGAAGGTCATTGTATTGCTCACCTCCACCCATCTTCATCGCGCCCCATATATAGAATACGCTGAACTCGAAGGTTGGCCTGTCATTCTCATTGCTCTGCTTGACAAGCTGAACTTCAAAGGCTATCTCCTTGCCCATCGCCGTTTTTTGCGGCGCATTGTAATCGACATCGCCGAAGGTCATCGTGTCAAAGAATGCCTGCACGTATTCGCGCACATCGGCGTAACACCTTCCATTGTATGTATCGAAGTGCGTTATCTCCTTATGTCCGTCCGCGGTCATGGTAACATACATTTCTTGCGTGTCCTCGCCATCTACCGTGAGAAGACAAGGGTTGAACGCCATCCCTATATCGTCAGGGTATCGCAATGTCATCCAATCAATCGTCTGTGTCCTCATTTTACTCTTTTATTTTGTTCAGAATGAATATTGCGCACTTCAACCTCTATAATCTTCGTTATCCTTTTCAAAATACGCCGCTTTGCCTGCGGTATCGCGTTCGAATAGATGTCGGTGCGGCCGCCTGCACGGAATAAGCGCGTACCATCCTTTTGTATCTTTTTCGCGATAAAATACGCCAGTGTTCGGTCGCCGCGCTCCTGTGGCGTGTACTTGTGCGGCATGTCCGTCGTGTATGGCATCGGCGTTCCCTTGATGCCCTTGTCGTGCATCCATTGGAGGATAATCTTGTAAAAGTCCTTCGGGGCTGGTCCAGGTTTGCGGCCTTTTTCCAGCTCATCAAACGCGGCGCGGCCGTATAACGTTCCTTCACTCTCGTTTACCACCGCATGAATGCTGGCCGCCGTCTTGCCGCTAGCCTTTTGGCCTGCCGCGAAGTGATGGTCTATGATGGTGCGTTTCAGCCGCTCCAATTCCTCGGCTAGGACGGTGCGCGCCGCATCCTCGAATGTTATAGGCATGTTCCCCTCCTCTCTTCAAGTGTCAATTCAACGAATACGCCCGTATAGTATGCGCTGGCACTCTCGTAGATGGTCGTATATCGCACCTTGTCGGGCAATGGTTCGAAGTGTCGGCACGTGTCCAGTTCGTACAAGAACCTGGCGGCCGCCGCCTTCATGCGCGTATAGACCGCCTCATTGTCATCCCCATTGGCATCGCGCGCCACTTTGTCGACGAATGCCAATGCCAGGTCTTCACTATCACGTAACATTCCGTGCGCCATATTCAGATGGCCGCCGACTGGTAGGATGCAGATAATGGCAGGAAGGCGCACCCTGTCCGCCACCTCTGCCGCTGCATTCCAGTCCTCGAATATGTAGGAATATTCGGGGAACTCATCCTCGGCTATCTGCCGTATCTTATCCTCTATGCCCATTGCCGTACTCCTTAGCTAGTCTCTTGTTAAATTCCTTCACCTCATTGTCCATCTGCATGCACTTGTACACCCTCACCCACGGCACATTTGTCACTTCCTCGTGGTCGGTGATGCCCATGCGAAGGGCGTACCAGTCGATAAGCCCGAAGACACCGAACTTCAACTGCTCGACACCTGCCCTTATCTCCTCGGCCGTTGGCTTACCCTTGGCCTTGTCGAACAGGGAGTTTATGCGCTCCACCTGCCCCAGCACCCAACCGCAGAACCGCACAATATCGACCGCCCAGCAGTTATCCACCGCCTTTTTGTCCATGCCTAGCAGCACGGAGCAGATTGTGTAGAACATGCCGCGGCCGTCCTGGCACTCGGATAGCTGCACCATCTGGCCGATGGTCATGTTGTCCAGGCTGTCGGGTGTGGCGACATTGCCCACACGCAGCGGCCGCGTTAGCTTGTCCAATTGTAAGTGCTGCGTGTCATTGCTATGCTCCGCGCGCACTATCCATTCGTAGAACCTCGTACTTTTGTCCATGTCATCCCAATGTGTTATAATGTGCCTTCGCCTTACCAGTGCGCCTTGCCCCCAGCCTTGCCAGGCCGAAGTAACGCACCGCATCGATGGCGTGATTGTACTTGTCTATCGGCGTGTTGGTTTCCTTGCCATACTTGTCGACCTTCCACTTGTAGTTGTCGCGTTCCTCGATAAGCCCAACCGAACGCCGCGTAACATTCCACTTGTAGCATTTGAGTATGCTAATTCCCGTGCTGATACTGTCCTTGCCTTTCGGTGCAGGCACAACCCACAACCCTAGGTTGTTCAGTTCCGCGATACTCTTCGGCTCTGCGCTGTCCGCCACGATGAGGTCGCGCCGCGTGATGCCGTAGTCCCTCGCCTTCTTGGCGATGTCGGGGTTGGTCAACCCACACTCGTAGATAACCTCGTCCGTCCATAACTCGCCATGCGCAATAACGTTATGCGTTAGCGCGGTCGGGTCATTAGTAAACCCGAAATCAAGGCCGTAGCCCTCTATCTTCCAGCTGTCACGGCTCGGCATTTCGTCAACAATATTGATGTTTGGAAATATCACGCCCGTGAGCTTACCAGTAAGGCCGCGCGCATACACCTTCCACAATTCAGGGTCCGCAATGCCCTCTATCCGCGCGTGTTCGTCTTCCGACAAGAATGGGTTGCCGCGGTGGTCGCTAATGATGGTCTTAACGCCCTTATCGCCCTTCACGTCGTTGTGCGCCCAAAAACGAGCCGTGGGGTTGTAGTCGATGTAGACACGCTTACGCGTTCTTATCTGTAATTGCCAATATATGTCATACGGCACGCCGTTAGCCTCGTTAATGAATAGGTAGTCGCGCTTACCATTCTTGGCATCCTGCGCGTCCTTGTAGCTCTTGAACTCGATTATCGAGCCGTTGGAGCATAGCGCGAAGTGGTCGCTCTCGTTTATCTTGAATTGGTTGTACAGCCATTCACTCTTAGCCAGTATGGTTTTGAAGTCGCGCAGCGCACCAACTTTTAGGTTGGGCAAGTCCTGCCCAACAATGGTAATGACACAACCAGCATCTACCAGGGCATAGTATATAAGCACCTGCACGATGGTATATGTCTTACCGCTGCTGGTGCCGCCCTGGTTGATGAACGTGCGTACCCCGTCTTCGGTATTCGCGCGGAACAATTGCCCTATGACCTTGAATGGCATCATAACTCAACGCTCTCCTCGTCCTCAACAGGTGACGCCGCAGCCTCAACAAAGCCGATTTCAATGCGCCCCTCAACATCCGCCTTGACGTCGACGTATGTCTGATTGATGGCGCGCCGCTCCTCTTCCGTGGCTATCATACGATACAGGCTTAGCAGCTCGGCCGCCTTATTGCTCTTGCCCAGCTGCTTACGTATCTCCTTTTTCTTGTTTATCCTATTGTCCTCGATAAGCTCGAATATTCGCTCGTATTCTGGTGAACCCTTCGGCCACCATCGGTATAACGTCGAGCGCGTTATGCCCAGTGATACGCGCACGTCCTCAATGAAAAGTACATTACCATCCTTACGTATCGTGCTTAACGCCTTTCTGAACAGCCGCTCCCTATCCTTGTCTGTATAGTTCATACTTTTTTAGTGTTTGAAGTGTCGCTTAAAAACGTTTTTTATCCCTTATTCCCTTTCCCCTTTCTCTCTCTTCCTCTGCCCATTCCCCAATGCCTTGGCAACGGCTGCCCTTATGTTGGCTACGATGCCGCGAGGTGCATGCTGTTGTGCCTGCTGGGGTAGGGCTAGTGTCCCTTGGTGTTGGGCGTGGGCTGCCTCATCGACTATCTCATCGTAAGTCCTCCACTTCCCGTCACTGCACGGGTATCGGTACTTCCCATCATTGCAAGGATAGAATACAGGTAAGTCATACAATGGCGTTACGTTAATAGTTTTCTTTTGCACCCTGTAATTTTTTGACATAGTGTCTATGTCGCCCATAAGCTTGGCTATTCTGTCCATCGTGTCAAGTTCGTCTACGAATTGCTCAAAATCTTCCGCCCTGAATATATTTTTATAACCATCCTGTTTCATGTCGAATTTTCCGCCTTTGGTTAAACAATTACATTTGTAAGTTATTATCGCTTACAAAGTTACGTAATTTGTTGCAGAAAAGCAAGCGTTTCACCTGGTATTTTGACACAAAAAAAACGGGAGAGAAAACTCCCTCCCGTTGGTTGTTATTCGCTGTGCCTTGGCCTCATCTTGACCGCGGTTCGCGAAATAGGTCGGTAATGTCACACCCCAAAGCCTCCGCTATCTCGTACAGGCTGTTCAGTGTCGGGTTTGCGTTTATTCGAGAACTTAGCGCAAAACGGCTGATGCCCAACTTCTGCGCCAAGCCTGCTATGTTCATTCCGCGCTCGTGGGCTGCGCGGACTACGTCTAGCCTTTTCATAGCAACCCCTCCTCCTGGATATTCTTGTCCTCCCATTCGCAGTACTGGCAGAACCAATCGGCGGCTGGGTCGAGGACATTGCTTATTATCGCCTCGCGGTCTGCGACTACATCCATCGTGGCGCACACGTGCAATATGGCCACCTTATGCTCGATGGCCGCATAAGGGTTGATGTAGTCAAACTCACACGTTAGCACGTGCGGTTCGATATATAACACTTCGCCCTTGTCGAGGACTTCAATAATACTCATAGTGCGCGTATGCAATATGACGTTGCGGCCATGAAGTTTGCCGTTTGGCTTGTCGTCTTCGACAAATGCAAACTCTGGCAATGATAAGTCTCTTAGTTCTTGTTTCATTATTTTATAAGTTTTATGTGGGGTGAACTTTCCACCCCACATATTATACTAATAATCTGTATCAATAAGGGCAATCTCGTGCTGCCATACGTCATAATGATAGTGGCAGCATTCTTTGTTGACAGCCTCGACCTGACCGCTTTCGCGATGCACCACCACCGACTCGCATTCTTTCAAATTTTGGATATATTCGTAAATAGTCTTATAGTATTCTAGATTAGCCTCCATTTCATCAAAACTATTAGCCTCTGCAAGAGTTCCAAGCACGTCTTCTTGCTTACAAAAATCTTCAAAGCTCATATATTCGTAGTGGTTGTAATCATCAGACAGGTAAACCTCGTACTCGTCAAAAGCGTTATACCTTCGTCCGATTTTTTCGTAAAACTGCCAGCCATCACGGCTGCGCAATTCCACTACTTCCAGCCCGAACTCTTCCGCGAGGTCTTCCGCCTGCTTGAAGTCTTCAAAGCCGATAATGGCTTTGTACTCTCCACTAGGGTAACCATTCATTCCCTGCGTTACCTCTACTATTTTAAGACCTTTATTTTCTGCCAATTTTATAAACTCATTCTTTTTCATATAAATTGCCCGTCATGCCGATAGCGCAGCTTTTTAAAGTTTATAATCCGTTCTTATCTTACTTCTTCAAAGTACACTTCTTCTTCCGTATCTACATCGTATATACTAACTATACCGCCCTTATAATCTTCAAAGTAGCTTTCGTTAGTGCCATTATACTTCTCGATATAATCCTTGCAATATTCGTAACTCGTGTTAAAACCCTTGCTGTCACTCATTGTGTCGTTGTTGAACATTACATCAAATTTGTGGTTCTTGTTAATTTGCTTTTTCATATTTTTTTGTCGTTGTTTCGGTGTGACACCCACCTTTTTAAAATTGTTATTTGTTTATTTCTTACATTGCAAAGGTACGACAATTATTTATTATGTGCAAGCATAATTACACATTTAACATTTATTTAACACTTAGACGGCATTTTCATGGCGGAATAAAACAAAAAAAAGCGGGGACACACGGCCTCACGGCCACGCGCCCCCTAAAAGATATGAAATATTTAAAAGTGATAAGCGTTTTATTTATTGCCGAAAAAGTAATCGGCGTATAGGTCTTTGAAATGCGATATTGCGAACACCGCTTGCTCGTGACTGGCGAAGGCCAACGTATCGGGAATGACATGCGTACCGCTGCACTTGTTCGGCTCGATTATCGCGTAACATCTATTATTATAGATGTTATCAACCATCAAGTCTGCCTTGTCTAATGGCGGTTTACTGCGTTCACCCTGCGGATAGATGTACGCCGTAGGATAGTATCGCACATTATTCTCGCCGAAGTCGGCCTGCCAATCACCATTTATGGCCGCCGTGATGATACGCAGCTTAATGTAGGCCAACACGTCATGCCCCACATTCTCGATAAACTCATCGTACGCCTCTACCTCCTTCAAGTTATGCCCCATCATGTCGATGTAAGCCATCCTATACGGATGGTTGGGGTTGCGCAAATAAAGCACTTCCAGCGCATCCTCAAATGTAATTATATCCTGCCATGCCGACAAGTCTACCTTAACAAGCTTAAAGTCGAATATGGTAAGGCGCACATTTTGCACGCAATGCTCAACGGCACAGTCGTGCGCCTGTTCGCGCGTATCGAATATGCCGAGGGACATATTATTGGCCGTATCTACTAATCTGTATTTTATTTCCATTTCTATTATTTTTTTTGTTCGTTTATCCAGTAATTGCCGCGGCGCGTATCTGCGGCATGAAATCTTCCATCATCTGCAATATCTCCGCGTGCCTGGGGCTATCGCCATTACACACGCCGCGCGACTGGACTACCTGCCAGACCTTCGTGTTGACCTCTATCGTCTCGATACGCTCTCCGCTGTCCGCATCACGTGCGGATAGGATGAGGCTGTTCGGGTGGCGTTTGGCATCGTAATAGCCCATATCGCAAACACAATGGTGCATTGCCTCGCCCTCTTCCATAAACTCGTGCACAGACCGCAGCGGCTCAATGGTAATGCCATTTGTCGACAACGACAGGCCGAAGTACTTGTGCATGCGCTTGGCGTAGCTGCGCTCAAACGAGTTCAACCCCTTACGCTTTTCCTTCAACTCCCTCTCTTGCCGCACCTTAGCGATACGAGCCATTAAGCGGTCGTGCATCTGTCCCATATCGCTAGGGCATACATACTTCGGGCTGTGCGTGTCAAGTCCCAATTCCCTGCACGCATCCAACGTATCGAACCACAGGCCAGCATCGTCGACGACATAACCATTGCGCACGCATATTCGTATGGCGTGCTGCCAGCTCGTGCGGTCGGCTATCCTGCCGCCACTATTCAGCCAGTGCAGCAGCACAGCGCGCTGTCCACACTTAACCAACTCTTCCACGAATGGGTCGGTAAGCAGTTTCTTAGCCAACACCAACGGGTCGGCACCCCTAGACCGCATTAGCGTAGTCGACATGCCATTGCGCCGCAGTGTCGGCGTGAACGACATGCGCGGATATAGGTAATTACCAACCACAGAGTAGACATCCTCAAACAAGTACACACCACTACCGCCGCCGTTATGCTGCCTAATGCCCATCGGCTTGTCAAACTTCCAATGGAAGTAATTGACGCCGCGCGCACAGCCGTAGCCGACAATAACCTCCTTGCCATTCTCGGCTATCCAGTTCTGAAAGACTTCCGTAAAGCGAAACCCTGTCTCTTTTGCCACGTCATTCTCACGCTCCGCCTGCATTGTGCGGAAAACCTGCCAACCCTTGTACGATTGTACGATTGTGCATAGTGCGCCTTCTGTCATCTTAGATAGTTTAGCCACCTGCAATAGGTATAGCTCAACACCACATTTTGGGCATCTTGAGAAGTTTACGCGGCCTAACCTCTTCACCCCGTCCGTCAATAGATGCACATTGCCGCAGCATTGACAGCGCACAAGTCCATCATCATGTGAGTGCGGCGCGCGCTGCATAACGCCGATATTGCGGAATGCCTTACTTTTCGCCCAACGCTTAGCCGCATCGCTTATCGGCGGCAATTCGCTAGACAACGCCAATACCTCGCGCTGTATTCTCGTCTTTGGTTTCATCTTCGTTTTCGTTTAGCGGCCGCCATCGGCCATTACAACCCTCTGGGCTGTACTCGCACTCCATGCCGTAGCCCATATTAACGGCGTGCGCGCAACTCTCGCACAGCCCATAATATCTTACATCCATACATCAGCCGAATAAGTCCAATTGCATTGCGTTCTCTTTCTCGCGCTTTTCGCGCAGCTTGGCCAACCGCCGCTCCTCGCGCTCCTTCTCCTGCTTGGCCTTCTTCACCTCGTCGGCTTTCCGCTTTTCTTCCAAAGCCTGCTGCTGACGCCTTACCGCCTCCTCGTGTATCTTGGCCTTATCCTCATCGGACACGTCCGCAGCAGAATTGACGACAACCTTGCTGACGTTGTTCGCCCTGTTCCCTGGGTCTTTCAGCTCCTTCTCGTCTATGAAGTGGCGCGCCATGCCGTATATCTCTGCATCGTCAAAGCCGCACCTCTTCGACTTACTCACCTCGGCCATGATGTAGTTACACACGGCCTCTGGCGTTTTTTCGGGCTTTGCCGCCATCTTCGCGGCAAAATGCTTGTCTTTCTCGCATTCGGACTTCAAAAAATCCGAAATAGTATTTATAAATAGTTCACTTGCTTTCATTTTGTTTTGGTTTACAAATAATCTGATGTCGATAAAACCGCGGCTCTCGCATTGCACAAAGCAATTGCCAATCCTCATGCCGCACCATCACAGGCCATGTGCCGTTTACCGTCATGGCCTGCTCAAAACAGAACCGCTCACGTATGGCGCGAATGGCATCCATATCGCGGCTGCGGTAGTATATGGTAACGAAGTACATAGTGCTGTTAATTAATCAGCTTAATGCCATATCTATCCATAAAGAGGTCGCGTGCCCACTGTGGTATGTGAGAGGCAAACAGCGCAGTTGTAGGTCGCTTGTTGACATGCTCGCGCTCATAGTCTTCTAGCTCGCGGACATACCTACGAACCAGGCTAGCGAAGTTTATATCAGGAACTTCACCTCCACTAACTCGAAATCTCTTCTGTATGTATTCGATGTCGGCGAGTAGCCGCTCATTCGATGTAAACGCCTCGTTATTCCCATGCACGTAGATTACTGCGAATATCCGCGCACATGTGTCTTCCTGTATTGCTGGCATGCCTACTTCAAGCATCGCCTCATTCCACTGTTTCCATAACCCTTTCATTCCGTAAGTCCTCCTGTATTATGTACCGCGCAAGCGTATTTCTGTCACACTTACATATCTTGGCGATTTTTCGTTGTGAAACTTTTTCGTTTAAAAGTTCGCGTATAAGCTCACGTTTACCATGTAACTTTCTCCTTTCGGGACTTGTTTTTGCTCCTTTTGGGCGGCCAAGGACAATACCCTCGGCTTTCTTTCTCGCCAATGCCTCTTTTGTGCGTTGGCTGATAAGGTTGCGCTCAATTTCCGCCGATAGCCCAAAGGCAAAAGCGAGTACTTTACTTTGAATGTCATCTCCAAGGCGATAGTTGTCTTTGATAGTCCAAACTCTACATTCCTTAGTCATGCAGATGTTTAATATCTCCATAATCATGAACAAGTTACGGCCAAGGCGAGACAACTCTGCGCAGATGATAAGGTCGTTCTTTTGGATGTGTTTAAGCAGTTTCCCCAACTCTCGTTTGCTGTACGATTTTGTTCCACTGATAGTTTCAGCTATCCAGCCATCCACCTGCATATCATTTCGCTTACAGAAATTGTTTATTTCAAACCGCTGGTTCTCCACTGTTTGCTTGTCACTGCTTACACGTATATAGCCGTATATCATAACCCATCCTCCCCTTTCGGTTTCCACCCATCGGCCACCATACGCTCGTACTCCTCGCGTGATACCGACCGCGCCAAACTCTCGCGGTACTCCTCCTCGCGCCGCCGCTGCAATTCGCGGTCGATTATAACCGCCCTGTCCTCGCAGAACTGCCGTAGGGCGCGCGCAATATAGGCGAAGTCGATGCTGCCGTATATCTTACCATAGTCGCCCAGTTTCATACGCTGAAAGAACAGCATGAACTCGGCCAATTTCAAATGCTTGTACTTGTTGTACAACATCTCGCTAATCTCGGCCAAAGCATTGATGTCAAGCTTATTGTCCTCCTTGATGCCTACGACATTCTGAAAGTCGGTAAGCATGGATATTAACCAATTGACCGACAACCGATTGCCGTAGACGTTGCTCACCTGCGTTAGCGTGGGCGTGCCGCCCATACAACACCATGTGGGGTCGGCCGTGAGTTCCAGTTGCCTGCTCGCTCCCCATCGCTGTAAGAATGCCATACACTCGCCCCTAGTCTTCGTCAAGCGAAGATATGATGTATTGCGCGGCTTGGATATTTCTCTCGCGCCGCTTGTCAAGCTCTGAATTACCTCCTCCATATTGCGGTTTTGTTTGTGTTAGTTTCCTTTTCCCATTGGTCAACCAGCGGTTAACCATGCTGTCTACATTCTTTATCCTCTGCCCTGACGACGTCAGCCAGCCCTGGGCATCGTAGTAATAATAGAACTCCTTAGCCTCATCCGCCGTTCGGCCGTTCATTGTAAACAACCGCACCACTTCTTCGATGGTCGGGGGCGGCGGCTCTTGTCTTACCACCTTCGGCCGTTTCTCATCCTTGAATGGAATGAGTATCTGGCCGTCCTGCTCGGTCTTCGGCCTACGCTTAGCCTTTGACTTTGGTTTTGGCTTTGGTTTCTCGTTTTTTTGTTGAGGCTTGGCCCTATCCTCAACCCCTTTGTTTACGGACCTCTCCACATCGGGCTTAGGGTTGCGCGGCTGTATCTTGGTCCTGTCGATTACATACGTCGGCGGCTTTCGTCCTGCTCCCCTTTCACAGCCGATAACGCCCTTGTCCGCCAGACTATCGCGCCAGCGGCGCACACTGCGCTCATCCGCGCCAAGCATGCCGCATAACGTGGCATTGTCCACAGGCAGGCTGCCAGGAAAACCTGCACGCCCGAAAAGGGTAAACAAGGCGAACCAAAAGGAGGTCTGCCCTGCATCAATCCCGAACGTGTCAGCCTTCGCCCAGAAGTCCTCGATATAGTCGCCGTAACTCATAGCCCTAGATATTCGTTAACCTCCTTTTGAAATTCGTCAAACGAGCGACACACGACATACTTATTGCGCATCTTCCGCGCCAGCTCCATAAATGCCACCTGCGCGGCCGACTGCTTACCCTTGGCCGTCTTCATTTCGATACACAACGAGGCGTAACCGCCCTTCGGTATCAGCAGTATGAGGTCGGCCACGCCTGCGCGCGCACCCTCCTCACGCATGACGCGCCCCGTCCACACGTTGCGCGCGCCCCCATTGGGGACACTGAAAAACAACGGCTCGATGCCTGGAAAACGCAAGCGAAACCACGCCACGCACTGCTTTTGAATTTGGCTCTCGGTTAACTTCATAATATTCTTAATATTGCCCCTTGAACATGTCCAATGCCGCATCCATCACCATCTGCTGCATCGAAACCTTACGCTCCTCGATGTCCTCGATAGTGCCAGTTACGCCGTTGGCGATGTCCTTTTTCGTTTGGATGATATTATACATATATTCGTCTATCGTATTGCTGCCAAGCAGGTAGGTACACGTTACCGCGTTCTTCTGGCCATTGCGATGCGCCCTGTCCTCCGCCTGGCAGCAGTCGGAATATGTCCAGGGGAACTCAACAAACAACACGTTAGATGCCGCTGTGAGGGTCAAGCCCGTACCGCCACTTCGATAGTTAAGGATGATTAGCCGCGTATTGTCATCGTTCTGGAAAGCATCTACACTGCGCTGCTTGGCCTTGTCGTCGTCCTCGCCCGTGACTGTCACCGCGTCGGGAAACTCTGCCTTCAAATCTGCCACGACCTGCTTTAAGAAACAGAATACAATAAGCTTGTCGCCGCCGTCGATGGTATTGTGGATAATCTCCGCGGCGGCCTTAATCTTGCCTTTGGCGGATATTTGTTTCAAAAGGCCCATCTTAACCATCACTTCACCGCGTAACGCACGCTCCACCTTGGCATCGTCCGCATTGCGATACTCACGTAAGTAAGTAATCATATCGCGCTGTGCCTCGGCATACTCCTTACGTGTGTCAATGTCCACGTTCAGATAAGTGCGCGTTTTGTCTGGCAGCCACTTCAACACGTCTTTTTTTTGCCTGCGAAAAAAGCACCACTTATTAAGCAGGAAGTTCAACTCCTTAACGTGGCTAGCCCCATTATTACCGCCGCAGTAACGCTCAACAAATCGGTTATATCCGCCGAAATCTTCTAGCCGTCCCATGATGGTAAGCGGCATTATCAAGTCGAGGTTGTTGTTTACGACTGGCGTGCCTGTCAAGCCCAACACATACTCCTTGCCCTTGCATATCGCCTTAACGAACTTGGCCTGCTGTGTCTTACTGCTCTTGCACTTGTGGAACTCGTCGATAACGACGGAGCGAAACAGGTTGATGCGCTGGTCAAAGTGTACGCCGCGCATTTGAAACCGCGGGCTATCGCTCATCTTCGTCACAAAGAATTTCTTCAAACTCTCGTAGTTGACGATAAAGGCCTTGGCCATCGGCTCGCCCTTGTAAGTAAGGTTTTCCCACAAGTTGTGCCAATTGGCCTTATTCTTGTCGTCGAGGATGATGGCATTGACACCGCCGAACTTCATGAACTCGCGCTGCCAGTTCACCTTCAACGCCGTGGGGCATATTACCAAGGCAGGCCACGCACCGCTCGCCGTAAGTGTGCCGATGGCCTGTGCAGTCTTGCCTAGGCCTGGCTCATCACCCATGATGCACCGCTTGTGTTCCAGGGCGTAGGCGATGCCCTGCCGCTGGTATTCGTACGGCTCTAATGTCATGTTGTGCGGCACGTCGAGGTCAGGAAGTGGCGGCACCTCGTAACTCTCGATAGGCTCTTCGTCCTTCTCCCAGCACACGCCGCTGACATAGCCCTTCCGCTTAGCCCAATCCGCCATGAGGTGCAGGTAATTCTCAAAATCGGGATGTACCTCCCAAAATCTCTCGCCCTCATGGCATTTGTAATGCACGGCTGGTATGCGCTTGACGCACTCGACGAGCCGCGGATGGTATGAGAACAACACCTTATAGCAGTTCGGAGTGCGCACGTAGCGCATCACATTAGCGGTCATATCAATTCATTTTAACTACCTTTGCCTTTCGCCCTTTCTTCGGCTTATCTTCTTTCAGCGGCACATCTGGCGAGAACTCTACGCTGACACGCGGCACCTCGTCGGGCTGCACGCCCTTAAAAGGGTCGTCCTCATCCGTCTTTGTCTCGCCCTCGGCAAATTCCAGTTGGGTTTGTATGTACTTGTGTTTTTTCTCTGTGATGTACAGCTTAGCCTCATACTTTAAGCCAGCGACAGCCAAGTCCAGAGCGTGCCTGTATTCGTACAGACTTCCCTCCAAGTTAACCTTGGTGCTGACAAGCTTAATAACTTCGCCGTTATCGGTTACACGCTGGCCGAACAGGATAATATCCTTCGCGCCTATCGTTACGCTTGTGACACCGATACGCCTATATATGTTATCTTTCCCCTTGTTTTCTTTGTTTTCCTCCAAGGCGGATAACGTCTTCCCGAATGCCTCGCGCTGTTCGGTCAATAATGACAGGTGCGGCACTAATGCACGGAAGGCGTTCAACAAATCTGGGTGAACCGCATTACACCCAGATAACGTAATGGTATCGCCATCATAATTCGTATATGTGGCGTTAAGCGTATAAGTATCTGTAATACCTATTTTCTTAAATTCCATGTTATTAAGTTTTATATTTGTTGTAAAAATCTTCAAAATACCTGTCTTCGGGGATAGGTAATGTTATTCCCAGCTCGGCCGCGGCATCCGCCTGTATCTTCTTCAAGAAGTCAGCCATCTGTACGGTATTGAGCATTGACGAAGTTTGATATATCTTCTCCATACGCTCACCCACACTCACCACCTTACACAAGAACTTCTTGCAATAATACATATACACGTCATTCTTGGCCGTGCCTGTTTCCTCCTCGATGCACGAGAACCACGACCACATGAGGTCGTTTTGTGCAATCGTGCGCCGCTCACTGGCACGCTTAACGCTGATGATATAGCGGCCATTCCGAAGTGTGGAGAAGAGGAAATCCAAGTCGGTATCTAGCCATACCTTCCCGTCCCTCTTCTCCATTAACACACTCTTCATATTCAGAATGGCAATCCGTCTTCATTCACGTTCGGCGGAAACTGCTGCGCGCCTTGCTGATAGCCGCCATATTGCTGCCCCTGCTGTTGATAACCGCCGTATTGCTGCGGCTGTTGTGTCTGCTGTGGCTGCTGCTGGGGTGGGGCGTATTGCTGTGGCTGTGGTTGCTGCTGATAACCGCCTTGCTGATACTGCGCTTGTGGCTGTTGTGGCTGTTGTTGAGGCTGCACCCCTTGCGCTTGGGACTGGCTCATCAACGTCAGTTCCTCGACCACTATCTCCGTGGTAGGGATGTCGACACCCTGCGTGTTCTTATACGTGCCGTATTCGATGCGGCCAGTAACGGCGCACTTCATACCTTTTTTAAGGTACTTAGCCATCGTGTCGGCAAGGTTGTTCCATGCAACGCAATGATGCCATTGCGTACGCTCTGGCACGTCCGTGCCGTCCTGCTTTTTATATCCGCCGTACGAGGTGGACAATGACACACGGGCGTACTTGACACCGCCCTGTGTCGTCCTTTGTTCGGCATCACCGCCAGCATAGCCGACAATAAACACCTTGTTCATAGTCTTACCCATAACATCTACTCTTTAAGTTCAGGCTCTTTGTCAGCCGATGCTATTACACTTATCGTAACACCACCTTTAACGGGCGATATTTTTTTGCACGCCTTGAATATTTCAGGGTATTCTTTTTTCAACTTCGTGCTGTCCACTCGCTCTTGTACGCTAGGCTGCCTGCGCGTGAGTATCACATGACTTCCCGTCCACTTTTTAGCATCACCTGCACACATACGTTCATATATGGTCGCTTTCAGTTCTTCCTTACGCCCTTCGAGCTTTTCCAATTTCTCTTCAATTTCAGCCAATTCGGCGTCATAATCTGATAAATCTTCTGGAATTGGCTCTTCTTTCAGTCCGTCATCCTTCGGGAAGTACTTATCGCGCAATGGCGTTGGGTCTTCACCTGCCAAGTACGCCTTCATAATAGCGGTACAAGCAGCCTTTGGAATGCGCCGCAACTCCATAAGCTGCGGCTTACCATACTGCGCTTTTGGCAGCCATATTACATACAGCTTACCAACCTTCTTGCCGCGGTTGTTCTTCTCGAACAATGCGGCATATATGGATAATTGTAAGGTGACGTTCTGCACGTGTATCTTTGACGTGCATTTGATGTCTCCCAATGTGTACAGGCCATCTGCATCTGGTTCGAAGACTTTGTCTATGCTTGATGCTATGGCCGCGCCATCGTCGACAAGGTATTCACTTTCTAGGGTCTTCAACCCTGCATCCGTCAACAGGCGGATGTAGCCCTGCACTTCCTCCATATCATCGCCCACGCCCATAGCATCGTATAGTTCACACTTAGCGTGAACCAATGAGCCATGCTCGGCGGCCGCGTTGAGGATATGCGCTGGTATGTCCTTGTACGTGTCTGGGAACAGCCATTTTACGATGGCCGTAACACCACCCAACCTCTTATCACCTAGCGTGTAGGTGTGCGCGGTAGGGTCGAATACTACCGCGCTTTTTTTTAATACGTTATTTCCCATTTTTTACTTATTTTTACAATCTAAAAAGCGTATTATTGTACCAATATCCGAAAAGTCCTTATCTAATTTATTTGAACGATTGGTTTGGTCCAGGCTCGAAAAATCTATATAATCATTATTACATCCGTAACCATCGCCAGCAGGCGAGAAGGAAAGCATCTTCGATAAGTCTTCAAATTTTTCTTCCTCAAAAAGTTTGATTACATTCTTCAGAATTGCAAGCGCACCTTCCTTAACAGCCATTCGCTGACGACTATCAACAATGTCTTGTGCCTTATCAATATCAAACCCGCCATCCATCAAGGCAGATACCAGTTCTTCTCGAAAAGCATAATCTAAAATTTTTTGTCCTGCCATTTTTTTTTATTTCTTTTCTTGTATTTCTTGCATTTCTTTCAACTCCGCCTGCTTAGCAATACAAGCATCGATAAACTGCTTGCATCCGCCTAACGTTAGATTGGCGTTATAAATAGCGATTAACTCCTGCCGTGTCTTGACCTTATCAACTTGCGACAACACTTTCTTCAACCTCTCATAATCAGCGTTTGGCTGTGTTACTTGCGGCTGTGCCTGTTGTTGTGCCTGTTGTTGTGCCACTTGTTGCTGTTGAGATTGCGGCTGCACCTGCGCCGTACCACCAAACGTAAAGCGCACTTTTCCGCTGTCATCAACAATGACAAGGCGCGACACATTCCTGTTGTCATCGTAGGCAATCTCACTCACATGGAACTTAACGCGCGGTTGGCTCTTACCATAGGCGTTTGCCTTCCACTCGTTCTGGGCTAGGTTAACCCAAACGAAAGGGCAAGAGTACAGCTCGCGGCCTACACCCCAGTTAAAGCACGCGCGTTTGAACGCATCAGATGCGCGCCCTTTCTCTTTCTCGGTGTTGCTTTCCGTGCCGACATCTTGCTTGCCAACCCATTCGCCCTTCTCGTTTCTGATTGAGACAGTACAGAATAGTTGGCCGTCGATAAGTTCGTGCTTACGCTGCCAGTTCTCTGCGCCCACCACCTCATCAAGAAGGCGCATGTCCACACGTGCATCCTTGTACATCAGAAGGCTAACACCCTTATCCGTCACCGCGCCGACGCGACACTCTATCTCGTCGGCACGAAGTGTTCTAAATTCGTATACCATAAGCTTTTAATTTTGGTTTAAATTCGTGGACATTATGGAATTGAACCACATCGGCCTATGCGTTCCCGTGCCTTAGACGCTCCGCGCTACCATTCGCGGACAGCTAGATGTCCGTAAAAAAACGCGCATAACCTCACGGCTACGCGCGCTAACGATTTCCAAAAAACAATTATACTACCTATGAAAAACACATGAGTTTACTTGTTGACGCGGCGGAATTGAACCGCCCAGGCAATCACTTGTCCGCACTCCTGCTGCGCCAAAAAAAAATAAACTAAATAACCAAATCTACCAACAACTAATACATGTTAACCTTTATTCAATCTCTTCACACTTAATGCCACGACGGCCACAGCTACGAGCGACACGAGCGGATGACGTTCAACAACGAACCCACCTACCATCATGCCTATGACGATGGTGTGGATCAAGATAACATCACGCCTTGTTATGCGCTCGCCTGATATTTTCGAGAAAAACACGCTGCGGCTGTCCAGCCAGCTACCTATATATTTTTTATTCATTATCTTCGTCCATTTATTTTAAATGCAGCTTAACCTTATGGCTGCACACACGTGACATTACTCCCGTGATTTCACTTTTTATCCGAGAGTGTGTTCTCTCGCCCACAGCTAGGTCGCACGCCCTTTAAATCGCGTTTCTTCTGGGAATGCTGCCCTCACTCTACACAAGTATGCGTGTAGACCTAGGGCGCACCGCGATACCATTTCTGGCTCTCACTCGCTCATACGATGTTTACGCGAGGATGGCTGTATTGCGTTGACCGCTCACCATATCCGTACGGACTTAGGTTTCTTTGCAATTACCGCCCCTCCCAACGCCGAGTTTGCGAACCACCGCAATGCGGTGGAAGTTACTATGAAGATTACAGGACTGACATACGCGCACATCTGTCAACTGCACGCGCATTTCTCAACACGTCCGCGGCGTTTATCCGCCAACGGCCGTTTTGGGCGGTGTCGTTCCCTTTGATGGCGCGAACCTTACCTTCCCTTATCAGATGTTCAAGCCGCATCTTACCGCCCACTATTCTGGCGGCTTGGTTTTGGCTGAACGTCTCCGCGTTCATAACGCGCATTATCGTGCCGTAACACGATAATCTTAAATCCGTGTTCATGCCGTGCGCGTTATTGTTACGTCAAACTCCACGCAGCGGAGCGCGAAACGTACCCCACTACGTCTGTTCTGTGTCATATACCTGTTAACGGAGTTTCTAACTACCTCCATTCGCTCGATAGGCCACGCCTCAACGTCCCCAACCGCCATGTTTCGGAGTGTGGGGACAACTGGTTTCTTCTCTTCCATGTTACCCTATTTTTTTTGTTTAGTGGCAGGCTAACCGATGATGGTTTATTCGGGGTTACTATTCTTCGCCCACCATTATGCCGAATGCGACGGCGCCTGCCTATTTGCTTAGAAATATAAAGCATTGTTTCTTCTTATTAGCTTATCACTTTCTTCCTCGCTGCTTGCCTCGACCGATAAACGGCTGCTTGCTTCTACGATTGGCCTCTGCATCGGCTCTATGTCGGACTATTCCGTGAGCCTTACAGCCCCATCAGGCAGGGGAACCACCGCATACGCGGTTCTTATTTTTGCACAAAAGTTTGTGCGTTTTAGAAACTTATTAATATCTTTGTTTCTGATTTCTGATGCAAAGATACAAACAAAGTTTCAAATTATGAAATATTTTCGTTCAAAATTTGCATCTAAATTTCAAAAAAGTCTATAACTTATTGATAATCAATTAGTAATTTTATAACCACAAAAGCACAAAATTTATGTTCACGGAAATAATTATCGGAAATATCCGTAAAATCATGAATGAACGGAGGTTAACACAAGCAGCTATGGCGGCATACCTAGATACCTCACCATCGCAATTCAGTAAGATTTTGAACGGCTCTGTACAATTGAGCTTAACACAACTTTCAAATCTTGCACATGCTCTTTCAATTCGGGAAATTGATATTATCACATATCCCGAAGTGTACTCTTCGGCTAAATCGCTAGAAGACGACAGCACGGAGGCCATATTGCAGATAAAGCTACGGAAGGATAAGAAAGAGCAAGTTATGAAACTTATTTTTGGCGATAATGATATAGAAATATTGAACAAATAAAAAAATATATTATGACAGGAGACGAAGTAAGAGAAATTCTGTTATCCAACAAAGTAAACCTAACGTGGTTGTCCGAGCGGCTGGGAATATCGCGGCAAGGGCTTAACACGCGGTTTCTCGCAAACAATTTCAAAGATGCCTACCTCTACGAGATAACGGCCATAGTGGGGCGTGACCTCTTCGGCATCGGCGAGCGGCGCGACGCGCAGCCCATCCTCAACGTGTACGCGCAGGCGGATAGGGGCGCGGCACTAACGCCCGACAACTACCCGACTATCGGCCACGTGTCCGTGCCGTACTTCGCTGGGTGTGTCGGCATAGAATACCACAGCGAGGATGCAGCACCTAAGTATGTATCGGGCGATACCATCTTCGTATTGCCCACCACAGGGGCAATAATGGCAGGCGGTAAGTACCTAATCATGACGGCGGACACTAGAACCATACGGCTAGCCTATCCGTCGGAAGACAATACGCGCGTAAGGCTGTCCGCGCTCAACACGGCCACCAACGGCCGCGGCAAACGCATATACCCCGACTTGGAATTGCCGCTCGAAGACATAAGGGCAATATATCGGGTAATGGGTGCAATAACTAAGGGGTAACCCGAATAACGGACACACATGTCC